TGTTTTACCTTTATCTTCTTAAACTTCTTTGGAAGTGAAATGCCTCTATATTAACAGTAGCTATTTCAAAACCTTTAGAAGGTTCTTTTATATTATTTTTAATTTCTATTTGAGTATGGGCTGCATTAGATAAAACAGATACTTTACTATCATTATAGAAGTCTCTATTATAATATTGTATCCTATCTTTCCATACCTTAGTATCATCCCAAAGAATACTATCATCCCAAAAAGATGTTACAAATAATCCACCATCTGCTTTAACAATATCTGTATTATAAATAGAAGTCATATAGTAGCTCTCAGGTTTTAAAGAATATTGAATAGTTCTAATCTGAGTTCTACCTCTATTAGTACCAAACCCATTCTCATCTCTAATATGGAACCTACTTAACTTAACATTACTTTCATAAGCTGTAGTAGTACTTACCTCATATTCATCCATATAGTTTACATTAGTTATATCACCTGGTATCTCTAATGAAATGTAACATAGATTAGTAGTAGCTAATTCAGTCTCACCTTTAGCTAAAATATATAGCACATTATTAAGTACATATATATCTTCTATTTCTCTATTAAACTTCCATTTATGTATAGCTTGTTGTACATCTCTTCCTTCTTTACTAACACTATTCAATACATATATAACATCAGGAGAACTACTAGCTAATAAGAATACATAACCAAGAACTGAATGTCCTACTATTGTTCTTATATCACTAGGTAAGTAAGAAGGTACGTGAGCTGTTATCTCTTGAGCTTCTGTATTCTGTAGCCCCTGAGCTAGGTTATAACTAAATAGTTGAGCATATCCACCTGACTGAGAAGTAAAGAATACTTTATTACCTAATGCTTTAGGTTTAGCTTTGTCAGAATAAGTATAGTGTGATGCAGTTTCTATGTTAGCAGTAGTAGGAGTTAAAGGTCCTTCTAAAGAAGATAAAGTAAACTGAGCATCATCTGAGAAGAGTAGTAAAGCACTAGATGTACTTACTGCATTTCTTAATACAGTAACATCTGTAGTAGCTACCATTAAATCAATAGGGTCATCATCAGGTACAGATTGCATAGTAGTAGGGTAGAAGTTACCATAACCTCCTAGTTCAGATAATATAATACTATCATTAACTATAAACCCTAATCTATTCTTATGGAATATAATACTACTAATCTTCTTACCTACGAATGAAGGGTCAGGACAAGTATTCTCATCACCTACTATTCTTTGTTTCCATCCTAAACCATCTGCTACTTCTGAAGATACACCAGCAGCTATTAAAGAAGTTTCATCATATTTAGATGATACAAAAGTATCTAATGCTACTCTTACAATAACTCTAGGCATAGTATCTATATCAATAATAGTAGTTATATAAGGAGACATAACCTCTCTCCATACAGAAGAAGCTGTTGAATATTCTAACCAATAATCATCATCCTCTCCTACAGAACCAGCACCTGTTATCCTAATAATCTTATCAAAACCTAATGGCATAATAGCAGGTAGTTTAGAAGCACTATCAAGGTTTAGATGTAGTAGTTGTGAAGCCTCATTACCAAATGAGTCAGAAGAAGTTATATTAGTATCAACAGCACTATTAGTATATACAAAAGAGTCTTGGCTTGAATAACCTAAACTACTAGCTAATCCTGCTGCAATACTAGAAGCATCTAACTTATCTACTTGAGTTTGATTAGGTCTAGTATCTTTGATACCTTTTACAGTAGCTCCATTTAATGTATACGAATAACCTTCTATTAAACTTCCTGTGTTTTGTGAAGAAGAAGTAGAAGAAGTATATTGAGATACAGGTACTGCTGTTGTTTTCTTAATCCAATGTACCAATCTTTTATGTGCTAGTATTTTGTCAGAGTAGTCAGGAGCTGATGTAGTAGTTACTACTTTTGTTTTATTGATAATGAAAGTAAAGTCTCCAATAGTAATAGCATCATAAGCTTCTTTTAAAGGAGTACCGTCAGATACTTCATAGTAAGAGTCATATCCATCAGATATTAAAGTACCTGTTATAATATTAAATACCTTGTAGTTTTTACCTGACTCAGTATTGTGTAGTACTAATAGGTATTGTTCCCCTACTGTACCTCTATCATAAGTATAAGTAAAGTATTCATTGTTACTGTAGTTGGATAAAAAACCACTTAATTCAGATGAATACCTAAGTGGGTTTCTTCTTAACACCCCTCTTGATACAGAAGGGATACAGTTAATCATATCCTCTACTTGTGTCTCAAATCTAGCTTCAGTAAACTGTTGAGATACACCACCTACAAGATTAGGTAGAGTATGATTAACTAGTGAACTGTTACTAGTTGCCATATAAATTTCCTTTCAAGAACATACTAGTTCTTCTTCTCATCCTATCCTCTCGTAGATTATAGTCTTGATATTGCATGTGTTCTCTCTGCATATTAATCAAAGCATCTTGTTCATCTATCTGAGTAAACCCAGCAAGTTCATTAGAACCTATTACCCTTTGTTGAAACTTTCTAGCAGCTCTTAAAGATATATAAGCATAAGCAGCAGTAGGAAGTTCCTCATAGTCTTTTAGCCAAATTACGTCAGCATAAAGTTTATTATCTTTTATATAAAATGTTTTATCTTTTATATCATATATTCTTTTACCTACCATAATGTAGTCACCTCTTGATGTATTACCAAAGTCTACCCTTAATGTATTAGGTGGCATAGTAATAAAGTTATCAACAGGTAACAACTCATAGTTATAGTCTGTATTGAAATACCATCCTCTATTCTGTACTTCTATCATTGTTTCTTCAACAATTCTTCTAGCAATATCAGCATCAGAACCTAGTTGTATGTCCTCAATTAAAGTACCTTGAAGTAAAGGCATCTCACCAATAGCTAGTAGACAAGAATTAATCATCTCTAACTTATCTGATACATATAATGTTCCGTCTGTAAAAATTGTACTCATAGTTTGTTTCCTTTATAATAAACTTAATAAGCTCCTCCGAAGAGAAGCCTATAAATCTACTTAGTATTAAGCGTTTTCGATAATACAAAGACCTGTTGAATTTAAAGGTCCCATACCCATAGCGTAGTATGAAGTAAGTAAGTGACCTAATCTTTCAGGGATATAGTTAGACTCAGAAGTAATATCCATAGCTTTAACTACACCATATACATCTTTAGTAAATACTAATCCTCTTGGACCTGTTGGTAAATGGTTAGACCAAGCAGTTCTCATACCAGCTACTAAAGAGATTTTACCAGCATCAATACCACCGTTACCTGAAGTATAATCTGCATTAACACCTCTAGTTGATTGTACTAAGTTATAGTAATCTTCTGGTCCTACAACAGCAGTAGGCTCAGCTGTAACATCTTTCTCATTCATAGCAGCTCTACACTCGAAGTAAGCAGCAACTAATTCATCACCTTTAGCTTGTGCTGTAGTAGCAGTATTAGGTACAGTAACAACTGTAGCAGCTACTTGACCTGTTTTAGGTACGTATGTTTTCATACCGTAGATACCAGCAAAGATTGCCTTATCAATTTTAGTTGCTAAAGCTTCTCCAGCTTGTTTAGCCATCTCACCTCTGATTTCGTATTGAGCTAACTTCTCATCTAATTCATCAACGAAGTGTGAGTAGTAGTATCTTGTGTCTACTGTAATTGTTACTTCATCATTAGTTAATACGTTAGATAATACTTCTCCACCTGGTGTATGTGTTTGTACATCACTATCTGAAGCTTTACCTGTTACAATCCATTGTGCTGATTTACCTGAGTTAATAGTTCTGATTGATACTAAATCAAGACCGATATTCTTTACAGAGAATGCTTTTAAAACTTCTCCTGTATATAGTTTTAACGCTGTACTTCTTGAAGCGTCCTTATTAATGTTTGTTGTTTGAAATGCACTTGCTGCCATTTATTTTACCTTTATTAATTGTTTGTTTAATTGTTGTATATAAATACACCTTAGCTTGATACCAAAATTATAATTAAGTTATCCTTCGTTAAACACCTTAGCATTCTCCTTGGGGCTTAGCAGTAGGTACAGAAAGGAGAGAAAACTGTACCCACAAGTAAACCCCAAGTGAAGGAGGTTATTTAGTTCCAGTCACTTAAGTTTGTTAAAGCCATCTTAGCTTCTACTTGTCGTCTGTATGCAGGGTCTCGTTCATATCTAGGGTCACTAGAGTCTTTAAAGAACTCAGACTTAGTTGCATATCCTTTTAGTTTACCATCACCTGATTGAGGTTGATTAGTATGTAATGTTAAGTCAGGAGCTTGTTTAGTACTAGCTTTATATCCAGCAGATAAACTAGATAGTACAGCATTAACAGCATTCTCATCACCTGAAGCTAATTGATTATTAACTGCATTTAATTGTTCAGGTGTTAATGTTTCTCTAGCCCAGTTAGAAATCTTTTCAAACTCAGCTCTACCTCCATAAGGTGCTAATACTTTATTAACATGTTCATCTTGTTTATACTTAATATAACCTACCTTATCATCTACAAACTCTTTAGAGTATCCTTTATCTAATAACTCTTTGTAAGTTTCTTCTGATAAAGAACCATTGTGAGTAAGTTCTTCAACATACCTAGACATATCATCATCTGTTATATCTTGACTACCTTCAGGTCTACCCTCTTCTAAGTAATCATTAATAGGTTCTTTAGGCTGCTCTTCTGTCGCCTCTTTTTGTTGTTTAAGTTTCTCTAACTCTGTGTATGCTCTAGCAATCTCTTCAGCAGATTTACCTTGAAACTTCTCAGGCATAACAAACTCTGTTGTATCAGATGGTAGTGTAGGCTCTTGACCTTCTACTGTTTCTTCT